ATCGCTCAAGCCAAAATCACCTAACAGCGTTTTTAATTCGGCAATGATCACTTTAAGCAAGTCATTATCAAGCATTGTCAACCCTTACACAAAGAACACTATTCCAACTACCAGAAGAAGACCAATCAAGATCAGGTAAAGCTTTATATTTACCACCGTTAAAAATTATTTGATCTGCGTTTTCACTCCGGCTCAATACATCGATTAATTCTACATCCCATATTTGAATGTAAATTTTTGAGAAGTCCAAGCCCAAGTTTTGATATTTGTTTCTTGCTACCGGCTGAACACCTCCGGTTCTATCTTCGGGCGTATCGTAAACATCAACATCAAAACCGATTTCATTTTCAGATTTAGATAGCCATTTAATTATTTGATAATCTTGCTTTCCAATTACTGATTGAGCAGAGGCAAGTAAATTAAACCCAAAGTTATTCATTAAAAAATTTCGTAAGTTAAAGTGGATATCATAAAGCCGGTTTCTCTTAATGGATCTTTATTGCCAAATGATTGATCGCCCAATTGACCTGCACCTGTTTGGCCGGCAGCAATAGCACCGGCAACCGAACCAACAAGAGCGCCACCAATTTTGTATTTATCATCGTTTCTGATTTTTCTTAATGCTATTGTAATTGGTGATAACGCTGCAAAACTTCCGGTAACTATTGAGCTTTTAATGTCAGCAGAAGATTTTAACCCAATAGCATTTAACACTTGAGTAATTGAAGCCTTGCCGTTAACTATGGCCTTGGCTCCTTGTTCAGCTATTCCAGTCCATGAATCTTGTTTGTTTTCTACTGCCGGCCTCAAAAACGGCCTTGGTGGAATGCTTAATTTTGGGTTTCCAAATTCATTTTGTGCAGCTATTCCGGCAACTGGCGTCCCATCGTCATACTTTGCAGACTCAAACCAACCAACTTGCAAGCTTTTATTGTTCGCGTCACCCATGGCTTTACTAAGTGCTTTTAATGCTGTTCTATCAACATTGACGCGAGCCACTAAAAGCCACCGTTAATTTTTCTAAAGCCTCGGCGCTCTTCACTGCCGCCAACATAGAAACCGCCAGCACTTGAAGCATCAAGCATGGCAACTAATTGCAGACCGTAAGGCGTCGAGCTAAACCAATATGTCCATGTGCCAGTATTAGGAGGTTCAGCCAACGAAACCGAAACACTGCCCTCGGTGGCAGAAGTAACGATTGCGGTTGGCCTACCTGCAGCTATTGAATCTTGAATGTGAAGCAAATGAGCAAGCATCAATTGCAATGCATATTCTCGGCACTCTTCAGGCAGTGTGCAGTCATTATCAGCAATGTAGCACTTACCGATAGCATACTGAGAATTTAATAGCACATCAGGATAATCAACCTCACTGGCATAAGAAGGAAAATTTATTCTGAATGATGCTATATCAAGATCAATGATCACTAGTTATTACTCTGGCGTTTCGGTATTTGTGACAACTGTTGCTTTTGCGTTTTTCGCTTTGATATCTTTTTTATCAAGCGGCGCACATTTATCTTTTTTGATTGAGGTTGGTTTTTTTACCGTGAAGAATCCACGCTCAATCATTCGCTTGAATACTGGGTGAGCTTCAATTGTCTTAAGATCTTCATCAGAGATTTGTGTTTCGATGAATTTTGAAGTTTGATGATGTTTGTTTACTACGTTAGCACCACCTTTAATTAAAATTGCTGTTTTTACTTTTCGAGCAGCAACTTTTTTGCCTTCTTTTTTGATGTAAGAAGGGAATACTTGATCGTTTGATAATGTTGAATAAATAGTTTTCATAATAGCACCGTTTTATTTTCAAAGAATAAATTCACAGGGCGGTGAAGCCCCGTGAAACTTTCGACTAAATTGCAGTGTAACGAACTACTGCATAACCGCGTTTAACGTAACAACCAGCAGTTGCATTGGTATAACCTTCTTCATAACCTTTAACAGTTGTAACGCTGTTTAAAGCTTGCATTTTAGAAGGGCAGATTTGGATAACAGTGTTGCCGTCATCCGTACCAGAACCAGCTACATTGATAGCATATAGATAAAACACACTATCACCACCGTTAGCACCATCAAATTCAGGGATTGATTCAACCGTGATGTTTGGATAGTTTTTAGTTAACCACTCATTAACAGTCATGCCATTTGAAAATGATGAATCAGACTCGTTCATCAAGTCTTTGATACTAGAAGCAACAGCCAACTTTAACGGCATTGATTCAGGATCAACTTGTGAGCCTGATTGTTGACGTAAAGCAGCAGCAGCGGTAACAACATCTGTTACACGTTCCGCGACAGTTTTAGTGTCCCATTCAGTGTCACCACTACCACCAAGCGCAACAGTAACGAAAGCAGGTAGATTTGGATCATTCAAGAAGCCATAAGTACGGTTTGCGCCGTCATTGTAGCCATTGAAGAAGATATCATTACGCAAGATTTCAAACGCAAGGGCAACAGCAGCGCGTTTTTCTTGTGCTGAATTAACTTGTGTTTCACCGGCGCGAGCTTCTTCAAGCTTTTGGACTTGTAAACCAAGCTCAAAACGTACAATAGTACGACGATCAAAAGTTTGGTTCCAAGATGTGACTGGAACATCACCATGGTCTTTGTAAAGTTCAGGCGTTCCAAGATGTTCGAGAATTGTTTGTA